GCCCATTGGTCTTGGATGCGATGCGCGGCAGCGTTAGGAATAATCCCGGGTGAGACCTACCGGGAGCCACAAGCTTCAAGCAGCAAGCTTGACAGATCCTGTATACATGATTATATAGGATATAACAGAAAGGATAAAATGACAGTAAGATCTAATCACAATAGTTTATTAAATTATTTTTTATATGAAGAGAAGGACCTGAGCCGGGCGTATGTTAAAAAGTGTCAAACATTTATTGACAGCCTAGGCAGCAGGAAGCTGGCGGACTGCATGAAGATGCAAGCAGCAAGCAAGAAGCGGCAAGCCTCAAGCAGCTGTTGACAAAGTAAAAGATTTATAGTATAGGATAATAAAGGAGAAAGAAATATGAAAGTAAATGAAGCTTTAAAAATTACAGACAGTTTTACTAGAACGTCTAAGATGCCCGGCCTGAGCTACAGCCTTCCAGCGTGGGCCTGCAAGACCGGCCAAAAACTGGCTAAGATTCCTGGCACGCCTTGCTTTGGCTGTTATGCAATGAAAGGAAATTATACAAGGTACCCGGCAATCAAAGCAGCTCAATATAGAAGGCTGGAGGCAATCAAGTCACCGCTGTGGGTTGATGCGATGGTTACAGTTATTAAACGTCAGAAGTGGTTTAGATGGCATGACGCCGGCGACGTCCAAGGCCCTGAACATATGCAAAAGATTTTAGAGGTGTGCAGGTTAACACCTAACACCAAGCACTGGCTGCCAACTCAAGAGCGCGCATTCCTGCCAGCTCCTGAAGAGGTACCGGACAATTTAATAATTAGATTATCAAGATCTAAAATAGATGCACCAGCGACAGCAGCCTGGACTCATGACTCAGGCGTCACGACTGGCGAAGCTCGAACCTGCCCCGCACCGGACCAGGGCGGCCAGTGTTTAGATTGCAGAGCTTGCTGGAATAAAGACGTTAAAAGTGTTATATATGGAAAGCACTAATGTTCGAATTTAAACATCCAAACTATTATAAAGAATTACGTAAGCGTAATAAATCGGATCAGGCAATTAGCAAAGAACCGGCGACGGCTGGGAATCAGCGTTCGCCTGGTCCGGGCCAAAGCTCCAAGCAACAAGCCTCAAGCAGCAAGCCACAAGCGTCAAGCAACAAGCAGCCGGACCAGCAAGCGTCAAGCTCCAAGCCTCTCGAGGTGATTGATACAAGCATCAAGCCCTGATCGGCAAGCATCAAGCTTCAAGCCACAAGCAACAAGCTCCTGGATTCTCTTTCCTCTGTATAGATATACTTCTTCTTTCTCAAAAAGTTTTGAGCCTCCAGCCGTGAGGCGAGAAACCAAGATGAAAGTATTGTCAGGATGCCTAATATGAAAGGCAATTTGGTGGGGTGAAAATTTAATCTTGTTAGCCTTTGTTACCTTCAGCTCTACAGTGAAAAAGTGGCTATTAGTATTATAGCCCAATAGATCGGGAGTACCAAAAGCGCTAAGGTTTTCAAGTCTAGTCCAGGAAATTTGCTTAGTATTTTTCTTAATTTCATGCCAAAATTTCGTCTCAGGTTTCATTAATATTCACCCTAACAGGTGCCTATGTGAGATGAAATTTTTTTAGGTTTGGTACGTTATCATTCAGGTCAGGTTTGATTACAACTCTAACAGATTGAGCACCTATCAGAGTAGATTCCTGAACTTCAATTCTCCCAATCGGAAAAATTTTTCCTGTGCCATTATCCATATAGATAGTAGCATTGCTCACAGCTGTGCCTTTAGTACCATCTGTAAATTTGTCAAGATATTGTTGTAAGTGTTTAACGTACATACTAGATATTGCGTTTTACAGAATGTTAGGGTAAAAGTCAAATATGGGATTAACTAAAAGATTGACAGAAAAGCAGAAAAAATTCGCTGAGCTTTTAGTGTACAACGACGGAAGCAGAGATGCTTGGGAGTGTGCAAAAGAAGCTGGCTACGGCCCAACGTCAGACCTTGCAGCAAGAGTCGCTTCGTCAAAACTTACTAACCCACAACTATACCCTCTTGTAGTTAGATATATTGGCGAGCTGCGTGAAGAAGCCAGAAAAAAGTACGCTGTTACTATGGACAGGCATCTTGAGCAGCTTTCCAAAATACGTGACCAGGCGTTGAAAAAAGGTGCATTCTCTGCTGCTGGAAACATGGAAGTAGCCAGAGGAAAGGTAGCTGGATATTACATTGACAGAAAGATGATTAAGACTGGTAAGATAGATGAATTAGACAGAGACCAACTCATGGCTAAGTTAGAAAAAATTGTAACAGATCATTCAAAAATTATTGATGGTGAATCTACAGAAGTATCACCGCAAATAGAGCTATCATCAGAGCCGGAAGATGAAATAGAAACCATAGAAGAAACAGAGCAAGAGCCACTTGAAGAACCCATTCTAGACAATCCAACAGACCAGGAATCACGATAGTATCTTCTCCATTTTAACTATACAACCTTTCGGAAACACATTTCGATCACTAAAGAATCCATCGCTTTCATCATAACTAGCAAAGGTTCTTACGCACTTAGCATCCTTTTCATACAGGTAAGCATTAGTTACCATTACTGCAGGCATCATTCCACTAAACTCATGTGCTGTAGCATGCCCGCTATCACCTAATATATCTAACCACGTTATCTTGTAGAAATAGTAACGTTTGTTTTTTATCTCCACATTTCTATACTTTGACTTCTTTTTTAGAACCATTCTAATTTAACCCCTTTTGTGGAACTTATTCCACTTTATAAGATATAATAATATATAATATATAAATTCAGAAAATTTTTCCAAATCGCTGTGGAAAATGTGGAAAGTATATTTTATACTCTTAAAGCATTGAAAAATATAGTTTTTTGTTTCCACAAAATCTTCCACATTTAGGGGTGTTTCCACAGTGGAAAACCCAAAAATACCTCTATAGTTTAGAATCATTCTAAGAAACACCCTCTTTTGAGGGTAGTTTCCACAAAATTTTTGTGGATTCCACATTATCCTCGCCCCTCGTTGCTCGCCTCGCGCGTCGCGTAGAAAGCATCTATTCTCTTTAACCATTCCACCTTTAGCCCCCGGAATTCAGAACCATTTACAATAAATCGTTGAAAAAAATTATCAGGAGTACACATCAATATAACTCCTTGCTCAATCTCAGAGCCATGTACAAAGTCATGGGCCATCGCATAGGCAACCATTTGAAGTTTATAATCAGTTATCCACTCCGCACGTTTAGGCTTGTTCGATTGTTTAAAGTCTATTATACTATCACGCCCCATATATACTCCAACGAGGTCAGTCGCCCCAGCATACAGCCCAGGGTACGATACTACCACCTCAGAGCCCCATATTTCCTCTAAATCAGGTAAACCCTTATCGATGATCGTTTTAGCCATAGCTTGCGCCTCTACGCCCGTCTCAGTTAGATCCAAGACCTCTTTTCCAAGTATATGACCCTCTAAAATGCTGTGCATTGCAGTTCCTCTATTAGCTGCAGTATTCTTAATACGATCCGCCTCGACTTGCCCTACTTTAGCCTTCCATTTTGCAATAGAATCTAGTTTATCTTGGGGTTGAGTAGCAGATAATATAGTTGTAACACTTGGTAACTTTTCTTGAGATACATCATAGATTCTCTCATCATTTACCAAAGCCCTAGTTGATGTAGGATAAGTATATTTTTTATTCCATTTCATTAGTTTAATTCCTTAGTTGGTTTACCATGATATATTTCATACCAAGCTTTACAGTCTTCATTCATACATTCGTACATACTAACAATTGAGTATTCTTCTTGATCGACAGTATCAAAATCATTGTTCCATCGAAGTTCAGAACCACACATCATACACTTATTTTTTTGGCTCATACAAATGTTTCTTCTCTACTATGTTTTCTATTTTTTGTTTATTAGCAAAAGCATATAAAGACGCCCGGTGATTATATGGAAATACTTCCCAACAGATGTCTTTATGTCCTTCTAGAGCTAAATAAATTTCTAATAAAAATTTATGTTTGCTTATCTTTATTTCTTTTCTAATGTAACATCTTCGAGGCATTATTTTAAATTTTCATTCTCCAAGATATTAACTCTAACCCATTCCTCACCATATTTTTTAAGGAATCGTTTAGCCATAGAACGTCTGGCCTTATCTGTCATAACTTTTAGATCAGATATGGGTACCTCTGCTCCACCTTTTGCTAGCATTTCAAAGTCTGGTACAAATCTTCTTTTATAATCTGTAATCTGTGCTTCTAATGAATCAATATATTCATTTAGATCAGATATCTCTTCTTCTTGTTCCTTACTTTGTTTTAATAATTTATTGCATTTCTTATGTAACTTTTCATTCCTAAACTTTTCAGTTTTAAGTTCATCAGTTAATGCTATTGGGTCCTTTAACTTCATTTTTTCCTTTCCTGTAGTCTTCTAAATCTACAATGTTGTCTGTTGTTTTTATGTTTAGTTTTTTAGATGCATAGTGTTCTATGATTTTTTGTATTCCATCTAATTTTACATGAGCCCATGGCCAAAGCAGACGTGCTACGTAATACGCATCCTGGTGACTGCATCTCCAACGCCATTGTTTTTTCCATCCAACAGCATATGGAGTCTTGTATCTTTTCTCAGTTACAGTGCCTACACCTAAGACTTCACACACCCACAGTAAAATAGATCTATCAGTCATAGCCATTTCCATTCTTATCTGCCACGTTGGATATGGTTTTATATTATTTTTTCTCTTTCTCATGTATTGTTTGTAAGAAATACTACCCTCACCATCAAAGAGACCTGCAATGTACGCAAGATCTAATTCACTTATCATTGTCCCAGCCATGGGTTTTTAAATTTTTGAATACTTAATGTGTTTTCTAGTTCAGCAATCTGTGAAGCTTGTTGTTTTACTTTTGCTTGCAACACACCTCTATGAACTTTAAGTTCTTCAATTATTTTTTGTAGCTCCTCGATGCTCGTCTCTCGCTTCGTTATCTCGCCTTGAGATTCACAGTAACTACATTGATAAACAGTGATGCCGGATAATACATATCCATTACCATTGCAAACTGGGCATATTTCTTTATTTAAGTTTTCCATTTAACTTCTCCACCTTCTCTTCGACTAATACTTTTACGACTTGTGCCCTAGACAATTTGGCATGCTTAGGTGCGAGATGTTTCGATAGTTTTGTTAGTTTATTATAGCAGTCATGATCAATTGCTATACTTTTGTATTTGCTTATATCTGTCATTTGTTATATCCTTTCAAAGTTATTTCTGACATATAGGATTTTATATAAAAATTACAACAGGAGTCAATGACTAAATTTATACTTGTACTACATTTATGTTCTATGGTTACTGGAGAATGCCCATCGAGTCATTATTCAATTAAAGCCAGTTTCAGTAGTCATTATGATTGCGTATTAAATGGATATGCAGTTGCTCAACAAACTTTTAAAAATTTAAAAGAAATAGAAGACGTTGAACAAGATATTATAGAACAAAGTAAAATGGTAGTAAAATTTGAATGTAGACCAATAAATATTATTGTTCCGAAACCTAAACCAAAGGTACCTGCTTAATCATCAAACGTCCCGCTTTCCGTGCACGTACTAACGGGTCGCCAAAGGCTCGAATACTCGGGTTTGCCGATATGTAACCCTCAGAGGTATTTAGCGCGAAGCATTTTGTTAACTTGAGGCTCGTCCTTTTCACTATTTAAAATTTTGACTTATGTTCCAATCTTGCCACCAAAGACATTTAAATTAGTACCTTTCTCAATAATATTTTTTATACCTGGTGCTTTTATTTGCACGTCTACACCATACGGTCTCCAGGCTTTTTTCATTAAGTTAAGTTCTAGTAAGAATACACTCCATTGTTTTTGTGATATTCCATTAGTCTTTATTTCTATTTTTTTCTCGCTCATATCTTTCTCCTTTATATCAATCTAGGATATTTTAGGATTAATGTCAAGAGGGTAGCCAATCTACTAATAAATGAATTCTGTCAATTTCTGAATTATTGTGAACAAAATGAAGCTTATGACTATTATCTATTTCAAATATCTCACCTTCTGCTATGTTTTTTTCTTCACCACCAACCGAAAATATTACTTCATCATCAGTCACAACAGCTAAATGAGTTCTATGTACTTTATCAAAATAGGGATCGTAATTGTCTACATGAGGTCTAATTACACTTCTCGCTGGTAGATTAATTAACATAGCACTTGCAATAAAACCTTTACCATATTTTTCTTTTAAAATATTAGATAACAAATCCAGGTCTGTTTTGTATTTATCAGCTTCGGGCCAAAATTTTCTTTTATCTTTTTCTAAATTTCTTAAATTATCTTTATCCATTTCATTCCAAATTAACGGAATTGTTTTTGTATTACTATGAACTTGATAATTTTTTTGTCTGTAATCGTATTTTTCCCAATCTTCTTTTGTATATTTTAAAATTTTTTCTTTTAAGTTTTTAATTTCATCATAATTTTTCACAAAAGTAAAATGTGTAAGTATATCTATCATTGCTTTCTTCCTTGTCGATTATATTTTTTAAATGAACGTTTTTTGTTTTTGTTTAATGATTTTGTATGACGTCTTGGTCTTTTACGAGGTTTTGGTCTTGGTGTGAAATTTGTAAACTTACGCTTTGCCATCGTTATATTGTTTTAACCATTCTTTATCTCTTTCGGATAATTGCAGATATCTTATACTACCGTTAATGTGTTGTCTAGTGTCTTCACCACAATTGGTACATCTGTAAAATTCAGATACGATTGCAACTAAAATTGAGTCTTCTTGACAATGCTGACAGTGACCGGTTACGGTATCTATTCTACTAAATACCTTGAAAATTTTAGGCATTATACTAAGTCTACGGCTTTTCCAGTAATTGGTTGATACTTTGTTTTCTTAGTTTCTTTATCTCTATATGCTCTTAGGTATTGTGCTCTTGGTTGAAACTCTACCCAACTTGCATGAATCCATCCACTGTTAGGTTCTCCTGGAGTATAGTATTCTAAAATGAGCTGATCTGGCTGACAGTTCATATATACCCAATCAGCAACTTCAGCATTATCTACACCAATTACTTCGAAGTCTGCCGCTTCGGCTTTGGAGTGCTGTGAATTGATCGAGCTACCGATGGCTACACACAGCTCAGGGCTCCGGAATCCGCTCGTTACCTTGACCCTGCCGAAGTGGTCACGTACTGGTTGGAGAACGTGTTCGCATAGTCTTTTTAATTTTTCTACTTGATCTGCATTAGGATTGTTATCAATCCCTTTACGGATAGCTGTATCTGATTTAATCAGTTCTTGAAGACTGAAATTACGTGTAAGGTTCATTAGTTTAATATTAACTTTTTTATCGACAAAGATCCATCTATATTTTTTTCAAGTTCAGCCATATTTTTTATGCACTGATATTTTATGTGTGATTTAGCTTCACGTTTTGCGACTCTTTTACCCTTCAAACATTCAGACATTGAAGGTTGGATACGTGCCTCTTTGATCTCTCCGTTAACAATCATAAGTAAAGCTATCACCATCTCTGTCATTGATGACCTCCGTTAGCTCTAACTTTATCTTTTAAATCTTCAATATCTTTTAAAGCTTTGTCTAACTGCTCTCTTAAAAATTCTATATTAACTTTATTAGTCATGTTCATCTCTTGAGTTTCTTCCATTTTCTC